CCGGCCGCGTGCACGGGTCATCCCGATGGAGACCCTGCGGGTCGGCTTCCCGAGCGTGGACTCCACCTCCAACGTCTCGTCCGTGTACGGCGGCATCACCGGCTACTGGACGGAGGAGGGTGCGGCGCTCACGAACGTCTCTCCGTCCTTCGGCCGTGTCGTGCTGGAGGCCAAGAAGCTGACCATCTACACGGAGGTGCCGAACGAACTTCAGGCGGACTCCGGGATCAGCTTCGACGCGCTGATCTCCCAGATGTTCCCGGAGGCGATGTCCTGGTATGAGGACGTGGCCTTCCTGTCCGGCTCCGGCGTCGGTGAGCCGCTCGGCGCTCTGGTGGCCGCGAACACCGCGATGATCGCGGCGGCGGCGGAGTCCGGCCAGGCGACCGCGACCATCCTCTGGGAGAACATCGTCCGGATGTACTCGCGGATGCTGCCCGCGGCGCTGTCCCGCGCCGTGTGGGTCGCCTCCATCGACACGTTCCCCCAGCTCGCCACGATGGCTCTGTCCGTGGGTACAGGCGGTAGTGCCGTCTGGCTGGGCACGGGTGGGGAAGGCGCTCCGCCGGTCTCCATCCTCGGCCGGCCGGTCCTCTTCACAGAGAAGACCAGCGTTCTCGGGACGCAGGGTGACATCTCGTTCGTGGACTTCGGCCACTACCTGATCGGTGACCGCCAGGCCATGTCCGCGATGTCCTCGCCGCACTACAAGTTCGGTAACGACGTCACGGCCTACCGCATCATCGAGCGGGTGGACGGCCGGCCGTGGCTCCAGTCGGCCATCACGCCCAAGAACGGCGGACCCACCCTGAGCGGCTTCGTACAGCTCGCCACCCGTCCGTAACCACTCATGATCTGCTACACCGCACGCGCCTCGGAAGAGGTCGCCTCCGCTACCGGGCGCGTGCGGTGTAGCTTCAGGCAAGATCCATCGGGCCAGCAGTAGCACCCTGGCCGCCCTATAGGAAAAGGGGTAAATCGCTAAATGAGTTCTCAGGAAGGTCTGGGGCGCCTGTTCAACCTGGCGACTTCGGCCACCACGTCCGCGGTCCGCGCGAACCTTCAGAACTACTCCGGCGTGACCATCGTGCTGATCGGCGCGACCTCAGGCGCGGCCACCATCACGGAGGCCAACGCGGCGTCCGGCGGCACCTCGCAGAACCTAGCGAGTGGCGTGACCCGGTACTACACGCAGAACTCCGGCGTGTGGACCCAGGTCACGCAGGCGGCGGCGGCCACAGTCACCGCGGCCACGGGTGGCTTGCTGGCGGTCTACGTCAGTCAGGGCGCGCTGGCGGACGGATTCAAGTACGTCGCCGCGTCGCACGCCTCCGGCAGCTTTGTCTACATCCTGCACGATTGCGACATTCAGCGCCGTCCCACCAATCTGATGGCGGTTAGCGCCTGATGGCCAGTTCGATTTCCGGCCGGGCCGTCCGGCTGAATCACTTCGGCGTCTCGGTGGCCCGCGCCGCGGGTAACCTGGCGCAGACCGGCAACCTCACCCTGTTCAACATCGTGGGCGGCCGGATCATCCTGACCAACTTCGTCGGTGCCGTGACCACGGTCATTCAGGCACAGGCGGACGCGATCAAGTTCACCTCGGTCAGTTCGGTGGGCAGCATCGCTACCGACCTGTGCGCCACGGTGGACGTCAACGCGGCGGCGGTCGGCAACCTCCTCGGCATCACCGGCACGCCGGCCAATGCCGCGGTGCTCGGTTCGGCCGTTCCGGTTCCCTCGCCGCGGCTCGTGCTACCGGTCGGGCTGATCCGCATGAACGCAGCGGCCAGCAACACCGGCCAGATGTCATTCGTCCTCACCTACATCCCGCTTGATGACGGCGCGACCGTCACCGCGGCCTGACCGATCGAAGGGTAGGGGTAGCCATGTCGGCCACACCCGGCGCGCAGACCACCACGCCGCAACGCGTGGCTACCTCCACCGCCCCCGCGACTCTGTTCGCGGCCACGGCCCGAGCGAACGCCCGGCACGTGTTCAATGAATCGGGCGTGGTGCTCTACGTGAAGTTCGGCGCCACGGCCAGCGCTACCGACTACACAGTGGCCATAGCCGCGAGCGGGTACTTCGAGTTTCCGCAACCCGTTTTCTCCGGCCAGGTGACGGGCACGCTGGCCAGCGGCACGGGCAACGCCCAGTGCACGGCCTACTGAGGAGGTCACGCGATGCCGCTGTACCCGAGCACCACGCCACCACTGTTCGGTCCACCCGATCACAATCTGGCTGGCTGGAGCTACGACCCGAGCGCCGCGCAGGGCGGGACGGTCCTGCCGACCGCGGGCACGTTGTTCCTCTCTAAGGCGAAGGCCGTCTCCCCGCTGATCACGAACGTGATCATTCATGTGGCCTCGGCGGGCGTCACGCTGACCGCGAACCAATGCCTGGCCGCCCTGTTCTCCTCGGCCGGGACACTTCTGTCCGCCACTGCTGACCAGTCCGCCGCGTGGACTTCCACGGGTCTGAAGACCATGGCGTTGCTGACTCCACAGACCGTGCCGCTCGGGTACGTCTATGTGGGTTTCTATGCCAACGGGACTACTCTGCCGTCCCTGTCCCGCTCGGGAACCGTGTCCGCCCTGCTGGCCAATGCAGGGCTTTCGGCTCCGAGCCTGCGATTCGCATCGGCGGACGCCGGCTTGACCACGGCCATGCCCGGAACGCTCGGCGCACAGACCGCTAGCGCGAACACGTACTGGGTAGGACTGTCGTAAGCGTGACGCGAATCGCGTCACGCACTACGCAGGCATAGGAAGAGGGAACCGATGGGAAAGATCAACGCTCGGGGTGAGGCGACCGCGGCTGGCATGACCGGCATCGTGCAGAACGCCGAGGGCAAGCTCTCCGAGCTCGACCCGTCACGCAGGCTGGACGGCACACCCGTGGACGGGTACGAGTCGGACGAGCGCGACTTCGAGGATTTCGAGAAGCGCGAGACGCCGGCCGGCCCGGACAGCGAGCCGCAGGTGGAGGAGCACGCACAGGAGGAGATGGACGCGGCGAACGAGCGCGCGGCGAAGGCTCCTCTCAGCGATCGCATCGCCTCAGGGTCGACTGACTCAGAGGAGAAGCCGGTCAAGCGTGCGGCACGCGGCCAGGCGAGGGCGAAGTAGCGACCGATGGCTAACGCGCTGTTCGGGCCTGCCGCCCAAGGTCTGCTCACGGGAGAGATCGATCTCGACACGGCCGCCATCAAGGCCGCGTTCGTGCGTGGCTACACCTTCGTAGCTACGCACAAGTTTGTCTCTGACGTGACCGGAGCGGGTGGCGTTCTGAACGGCACGAGCGCGGCGCTGACCGGGCTCAATGTGAGCACGGCGGGCGTAGTGGACGCGGACGACACCACGGCGACCACGGTCGCCTCCGCTGCGAACCATAGCGTCCTGCTCTTTCAGGCATCCGCCGTGACGGGTGGCGCGGACGTGGCGGCCGGGGCGCAACGCCTGATCGCCTATCTTGACTCAGGGACGAGTCTGCCGATCCAGCCCGGTTCCGGCGCCACGGCCATCAACTTCGACAACGGCGCGAATAAGATCTTTAAGGTCGGTTGACTGTGAGCCGGCTATTCAACGGTGGCGTGAGCGCGGATTCCATCACGTTCGCGGTCGGCAACGCGCCACCCGACGAAGGCCCCATCACGATGGCCGCGCTGGTCAAGCCTGCCACGGCGACCAACTGGCTTGGCTGGGTGATGGCCGGCATCGCGGGTGGGGCCAACATCTGGTCGATGCTCGTGTTCAATCAGAAGTGGTTCATCGAGCGCGACTTCAGTGCGGGCTCCGGCCCGTTCACCACGGACTGGTATTGGGCCGTGGTCACGAAGGCCAGCGGCAGCACGCTCCCCCGTTGGCATTTCAAGAACGTCACCACGGGCGGTGCGTGGTCGCACACGGACGCGGCCAACACCGTCACCGATGGCACCGGACCGATCACCTCGCTTCGGGTCGGCAACGATTCGGCCGGCAGCACCGGGGACGCGTGGCATGGCAACATCGCCGCGTGCGCGACGTGGACGTCCGCCCTGGCCGACCTCGCGGTGGAGGCCGCGTGCACCCTGGCCGCCAGCGACCTGGCCGCCGCCGCGCCGGGATGGATGGTCCGTCTCAACCAGGCCAACGTCGCCACTCCGGTCACGGACGACACCGGCGGTGGCGGAGACCAGACCGCCATCTCGGGCACGAGCGTGGACGCGGCGGAACCGCTCGGATGGTCGTACGCGCTGGCCACCTCGGTCTCTCCGACCGGTTTCGCGGTACCCGTCACGTTCGGCTCCCCGACCATCGTCACGCCGGCCGCACCCGTGGCGACCGTGCATCTCACCGGATCGTGGAATGGTCTAGCCGACATCGCTCGGCTCAATGCGCAGGAGGCGGAGCAGGAACGCCGGGACGGTCCGCGCGCCTGCCCGGACTGTGGTGAGCCACTGGTCCGGAACCAGCGCACCGGCGTGCTCGGGTGCACCTTCGACGGGTGGACGTTCAGCGGGTCAACACCGCTGTTTGACGCCTTCAGCCTGTAGCATGCTACTCGACAACTGAAGATCATTCTTTTCCCAACCGCGGTCCGAGGACCGTAGGACAGAATGCGAGTCGACGGGTGGGAGCCTGGTATACGACGCGTGAGGCTGTTGCCGCCTCACCGGACATCCGCGCGACTGCGTACGCCGCGGCGCAGCTTGATCGGGAGATCGAAAGCGCCTCGCGCCGGGTGGACCGTCTGTGCCACGTCCCCGACGAGGGTTTCGCTCCCACCACGGCCACCCGCTACTTCCCGTACCCGAACTCGCAGCACGCGTTCACTGGCCGACTGTGGTTCGATCAGCATCGCCCCGTCTCGATCGACACGTTCACCGCGGGTGGCGTGACCATCCCTGCCACCGACTACTTCCTTGAGCCGGTCAACGACGGACCGCCGTACACCTCGATTGAGATCGATCGGGCCTCGGCCAGCGCGCTGGCGATGAACTCCGGCACCTCGCAACGCTCCCTCGTGCTGGCCGGCACATGGTGCGCGTGCCGGGTGAACGAGGAGACCGCGGGCACCATCACGGCCGGCATCAACTCCTCCGCGGCCACCATGCCCGTCTCCCTCCGGGCGGGTGTGGGCGACATTCTGCGGATCGACAGCGAGCGGGTACGCGTTGTCGACAAGATGTGGTTGACGTCCGGCCAGACCGGCACGCTGACCGCGGCGAACAACGCGCAGTCGCTGGCCGTGTCCGACGGGACTGCGTTCGCGGTGGGCGAAGATCTTCTGATCGACGCGGAGCGTCTCTTTGTTAGAGACATCTCCGCCAACACGCTGATCGTGCAGCGGGCGTGGAGCGGCAGCACTCTGGCCGCCCACACGACTGCCACGATCTATCAAGCGCGCACGCTGGTTGTCTTGCGTGGCGCGTTCGGTAGCACGGCCGCCTCCCACTCGTCCGGCGCGACCGTGTACCGGCATGTACTGCCCGGACCGATCGAACAGCTCACCCGCGCGTATGCGCTGGACGGTTTCTTCCAGTCCGGCGCGGGTTGGGCGCGCACGGTCGGCCAGGGCGATAGCGAGCGCCAGGCGTCCGGCCGGGCGATCGCCGCCTTGGCTGAAGAGGTGTACGGCTCGTACGCGCGCAAGGGAAGGATGCGGGCGATATGACCGTGATCCTCTCCGGCCCGGTCTTCGACGGGCGCGCGGCGAAGGCCTCCGATGACGCGCTGGAGGACTGGAAGCGGACATTGGCCACGGTCGGCGCGAGCATGGTGCGCAGCAACCTAAACATGGTGCTACGCCGCCAAACGCCGTACTACCGGCTTCGGGTGGAGGCTCAGCCGGAACATCCCGACTGGAAGATCACCGACCAGGGTGTGATCTACGGTCCGTGGCTGGAGGGCACCGGCTCCCGTAACCGGACCACTCGATTCAAGGGCTACGCCACCTTCCGGCGTACCACGCAGCAGATCAACGCCCGGGCCGTAGCGCTCGGCCAGAACATCGTCGCTTGGTATGTGGACCGGGTGATGCAGTGAGCATCGACTCCCGCGCGCTGTTCAACGTGCTGACCGGCTACGCCGCGTCGAGTGGCCTCTTCGACTCTGTCACCGGGCACGAGCCGAAGGCCGCACCGTCTCCCACGGGAGTGAGCGCGAGCATCTGGTGGGCCGGCACGGAGCCGATCCTGTCGTCCGGGGTGAACTCGGTCAGCGTGCGCGTGGAGTTCCAGTGCCGCGTCTACACCACGATGTTGCAAGAGCCACAGGACGACATCGACCCGCGGATCATGGATGCGGTGGACGTGATGTTCACGGCGCTGATCGGTGACTTCGACTTCGGGTCGCAGGCGCGCTACGTCGATGTGCTCGGCAGCGATGGGGAACGGCTCCGCGCCGTGCCGGGCTACCTCACGCAGGACTCGAAGGTGTTCCGCGTGGCCGACATCTTTGTCCCGGTCCTGGTCAATGACGCGTACGCGGAGGTGGCCTGATGGCCAAGCAGGGCGGCATGGGTGATCACTTCTACGTGGCGAGCAACGCGCTCGGTGGAGACGTGGGAAGCCTGACCAACGTGCACGGTGGCCCGAACCTTCAGGACGTCACGGACATCACGCAGAGCGCGTTCTCCCGGATCGGGCTGCTCCGTGACGGTGGGCTGACCGGTGCCATTTGGTTCAACCCTACCCGTGCGCACCTCGCGTTGCGCACCCTGCCGACCTCCGACCAGATTGCCACGTATGGAGTCGGTCAGGCGGTCGGCAACCCGGCCGTTTCTTGCGTGGCGAAGCAAATCAACTACGACGGGACGCGCGGCCAGGACGGTTCGCTCACCTTCGCGGTGGAGTGGCAGGCGAGTGCCGGGACCGGGCTGGAATGGGGCTTTCAGGCCACGGCCGGCATCCGCACGGACACCACGGCCACGAATGGCGCGAGCATCGACCGGACCGCGACGTACGCCTCTACGGCGTTCGGGCTGTCCGCCTATCTGCATGTCTTTGCGTTCACCGGCACGAGCGTCACGATTAAGATTCAGGACTCGGCCGACAACTCCAGCTTCGCAGACGTGGCCGGCGCGGCCTTCACGCTGGTCACCGGCGCCACCTCGGAGCGCATCACGATCGGCACCACGGCCACCGTTCGCCGCTACCTGCGTGTAATCACAACGGGAACGTTCTCTAACGTCCAATTCGTGGTCAACATCGTCCCGTACGAGGTGGCGCAGACGTGAGAACCTTCTGGATCACTACGTTCTGGCTTGTGATCTGCGCCGGGTATGTCGTGTTCATCTGGTATCTGATCGGGGCGCTGCAATGACCCGTGAAATTGATGGGTCATAGCTGATGACCCGCGAACCGTTCCGCATCCCTTCGCGCCTGCCCGTGGCGGAGGTCAAGACGTACGCCCTGGCCGCGCCGCAGGCCACTCATTTTCGCCGCGCCTCCTGTCAAGAAGTGGAGTGTGCGGAGTACGCCCGCGGGTGGCTGTCGATGATCGACGTGAGTACGCCGCTCGGCCAGAATCAGGCGTACTACATCCGGATGCGGTCCGGCCGGTCGTTCACGGCGAGTGAGGTGGACGGCATGGTGACCTTCTCCTTCCCGGCCGGCCAGCAGTGTTTCGCGCAGCACACTGTGCCGCTGGAGCGCGACCCGATCCTGTTCGTGCGCGGTGGGGACTGGCGCGGCAACCCGAGCGGATTCGTACGCCGGCACACGCGCGCCGAGGACTGGGTGGATGACTTCGCCACCCATCAACAGGCCATAGTCGATCAATTCGAGAAAGGATAGATCATGGCGAAGCAGGGAGGGTTGGGCTTCTCGATTGCGATCGATGACTCGGGAGGCGTGGCCAGGACCATCAGCAACGACATCACGAACTTCCAGTTCGCCACACCGCGCGGCGTTCAGGACGTCACCGGCGTGGACAGGAGCGCCATTGAGCGCCTACTCCTGCTGGCCGACTTCAGCATCACGCTGAACGGCGTGCACAACAACGCCGCCAACTTCTCGCACTCGGTGTTCAAGACCGTCCCGAGCACGAGCGTGAACCGCACTACCACACTGGTCATCTCCGGCCAGACGCTCGCGCCGGAAGTGCTCTACTCCGATTACGCCGTGACCCGCGGCCAGGACGGTTCGCTCACCTGGTCGTCACCTGGCGTACTCGCGGACGGCACCGTACCTACTTGGTCCTGATCGACAAACGGAGGCGAAACCATGGCAGGACCGTCCTGGGGCAGTAGGCCGCCACCTCAGCGAGGCGGCGGTATCAACTTCGTGGGTTGGGCGATCGGGATAGCGGTACTGCTCCTGGTCGTCATCCCGCTGTTCCTGTGCTTCATCGTTGTTCCGCTCGCGGGCATCTTCTCGGGAGGCAAGTAGTGGGGCACAAGATCATCAGGACGATATTCGTTCTGCACTTTGAGGACGGATCAGCGCTGGATGGAGCAACCGTCAAGGTTCGCTCGGTCAGCATGCGCAAGCTTCTGGAGATCATGAGGCTGGCCGAGACGCTCCACTCCCTGGGAGACCGGGCCACGGAGGACGTCGATGCCCTCTTCACGGCATTGGCCGAGCAACTCGTTTCCTGGGATCTGGAGGAGGAGGAAGGCACTCCCATCCCCTGCTCTGTGGAGGGGATGTACTCCTTGGAGTTCGATCTAGTTCTATCCATCGTGTTCGCGTGGATCGAAGGAGTTCAGTCCACTCCCGGCCCTTTGGGACCGAGCTCGAAAGATGGTTCGCGGTCGGAGCAGCCCCCGATTCCAATGGAGTCCCTGGCACCAAGCCCGGCGCTCTTATAGAAGCGGAGTGGATCGTCGGGCTTTGTGAGCGCTTCTCCTGCCTACCGAGCGCGCTCATGGAGGAGGACGCGGCGTTGATCAGGATGGTGGGCATGGTGGACCGGGCGAGAAGGGAAGCGGGGGAGGTGGCCGATGCCGGGTAATGAGGTGGTCATCGTCATCCGCGGGCGCAATGAGATGCGCCGGACGTTCGATGACGTGCACACGGAGGCGGATCGCGCCGGAGATGACGCTGGCCGGACGTTCGGGGAGCGCATCGACCGGCGTTTCGCGGAGGTCGGCACGCGCATCCGCGAGCGCTTCTCCCGCTCCGGCCAGGACTCCGGGGATTCCTTCCGTACCGGCTTCTCCGGAAAACTCATGGCGCTCACGGAGAAGATCGGAGGAGCGCTGACCACTGGACTCGGTAAGATCGGCACCATTCTCCCCGGAGCGCTCGGGGATGCGGTCGGGAACCTGCCGCCCATGGGTCAGGCGATCGCGGGTGTGCTCGTGGCGGGCCTGGCCGTCTCGCTCGCGCCGATGATCGGCGCGGCCATCTCCGGTGCGGTCATGCTGGCGGTCGGGGGCGGAGTCCTGGCCGGCGGGATCGCGCTGGTCGCCAAGAACGCACAGGTCAAGTCCGCGTTCTCAAAGCTGAAAGACTCGCTCTTTGACCAGGACACGTCCACGATCGAAGACAAGATCAAGAAGGCTCAGGAACGGTACGCGAAGGCCGCGGCGCTCGGGTCGGCCAGCGGGATGAAGTCCGCAAAGTACGACATCGAGAAGGCGAAGACCGAGCTCGACAAGGCGCTCGTATTCAACACGTTGAATCGATCACTGCGTGACCTCGCTCAGCCGTTGGTCGCTCCGCTGGTCCGTGCCGCGAAGACGTTTTCGCAGGTCATCAGTGATCTCAAGCCGGACATTGGTCAGCTTTTCAAGACCGTGGCACCGATCATCGACAAGCTCGCGCCTGCGCTGGGTGACTTTTTCAAGAGCATGATGCCCGGGATCATGAACGCCGTGAAGGGTAGCGTTCCGATCTTTAACACCTTGGCCGACAAGCTCCCGTTGATCGGATCTTCGCTGAGTGATTTTTTCAACTCGATCAGCGAGAACGGGGATGATACCAAGCAGTTCTGGTCAGACCTTCTCACGGCCGTGGCCGGTCTGATCATCTCACTCGGAAAGATCATCTCTTTTCTCACGCGCTTCTACAGCGCCTGGCGGAACGCGATGGGCAATGCCATCCGATTCGTGCAGTCTCTCGCCATGGTGGCGCTCGAAGCCTTCGGGACGATCCTGCATGCCGCGGCGGAAGCCTGGGGTTGGATCCCCGGTCTCGGACCGAAGCTACGTGCGGCGGACGCGCGTTTCGCGGCCTTCCGGGACGGAGTCAACCGGAAGCTCGCCGGCATCCACGACAAGACCGTGAAGATACGCATCCTCCAGGTCTTCACTACGGTCGGTCACGCCGTGACCGATGCCGCGGCGCTCATTGCGTCCCGGATGGCGACCGGCGGCATCAAGGGTGCAGCCAGTGGTGCCACCTCCTCCGGCTGGACGTGGGTGGGTGAGAACGGTCCAGAGCTCGCCAAGCTGCCACCCGGTACTGCGGTACGCAGCGCCGGGGACAGCCGGCGGATGGCCGGCCAGGGCGGAGCGACGCACGCAATCGTGCATTTCGAGGGAAGCGGGGACGCGGCCATGGACGCGCTTCTCCGGCTTCTGCTGTCGAAGGTGCGCATTGAGATCCGTGAGCGGTTCGGTGGGGACGCTCAGGCCGCGCTGGGGCGCGCCTGATGGCCTTTCCGCAGACGCCTCTCGCCATCAAGGCGGAGTTCTACCTGAACGGCGCATGGGTGGACGTCACGTCCCGCGTGCGGCTGGAGAACGATGTCGTGATCACGCGCGGCGCGTCCTCGGAACAGTTCGCGCTCAGCGCTCAGCAATGCCAGTTCACTCTGAACAACCGTGACGGGCTGTACTCCAACCGCAACCCGAACTCCATCTATTACGGGAAGATCGGGCGGAACACACCCTTCCGGATCGGCGTGACCGGCACCGGAACCTTCCTCGCGCTGCCCGGATGGCGGGCCGCATCGATCCGCACCGCGGACAAGGCCGTTCTCGACATCACGGGCGACATCGACATCCGGGCGGACTTCCGGATGGAGCCGAACACCTGGCTTGTCGGCAATCGTCAGTCGTTCGTCCTGGCCGCCAAGTACCGGTTCACGGCCAGTAACAACCGGTCGTGGTTCCTAGCCGTCTCGGAGCAGGGCTACCTGCAATACCGCTGGTCAACCAACGGAACGGCCTTCACCACGGTCACGAGTACAGCGGCCATCGCTGCGGCCACGCTCAACAGCAGGATGGCCGTGCGGGTCACGCACGACGTGGACAATGGCGCGGCCGGCAACACGGTCACGTTCTACACGAGCGACACGATCGCGGGCACATGGACGGCGCTCGGTTCTGCCGTGGTCACGGCCGGAACGACATCCATCTTCAGTAGCAGTGCCGATCTTGAGGTCGGGTCGTACGACGATGACCTCAGCGATCCCGTGAACGGCATCGGTGTCCCGCCCTGCCGCTACTACGCGATGGAGTTGCGCAGCGGTATCGCGGGCACGCTCGTGGCGAAGATGGACGCCACGGCGCAGGCGGCCGGTGCGGTCTCCTGGTCGGATGGCCTCGGTACGCCCAACACGTGGACGTGCAGCGGCGAGGCGTTCGTCACGGCCACGGACTACCGGTTCTGGGGGCAACTGCCGAAGCTGCCGACCAAGTGGGACACCTCTGGCCGCGACATCTACATGCCGGTAACGGGATCGTCCTACCTCCAGCAATTGACGCAGGGCAATAAGCCACTCAAGTCCGCGATGTTCCGTTACGTCACCCGTGAGCTCACCTCCATCGAGGGGTACTGGCCGTTTGAGGACGGTAGTAACGCCGAGATGGCCGCGGCCGGCGTGACAGGCGGCCAGGCGGCAGCGGTCAACAACGTCAGCTTTGGAGTCGCCTCCGATCTGGCCGCTAGCGCGGGAACGTGCACCATCGACGGAACCACCTCGTACATCAAGGGGTTCTGCACGAACCTCGGCACGGGTGGCTCCGCCGAGAATTTCATGATCCTGTTCAAGTACCCGGCCGCGCTCGGGGCCGAGGTGGTTCTCGCCACCATCTACACCACGGGCACCGTGACGCGCTGGGAGGTGCGGGTCACCACAACCGGCTTCCGCCTGGTGGCGAAGGACGGGGACGGCACGTCCGTGCTGGACGCGACCACGGCGTACGGCGCGGGCATCTCCCCGACCGCCTGGCTCGGCATCCAGCTCAAGGTGACAGTCTCCGGCGGCACGATCACCGGCACCCTCTCCTGGTATAACGTCTCCACGGTCAGTTCGGGGTTCTACGCGGACGCGGTCAGTGGGTCGTTTGCCGGCTCACTGGGTAGATTCAAGAGCTTCACCATCACGAACAGTGGCGGCGGCCAGACCGGGCTACAGGTGGCGCACGCCGTGATCACACGGCAGAGCGCACCGATGGTAGCTGGGAGCAACGTCTTTCATGCGGCCACGGCATGGGCTACGGAGTACGCCGGCCAGCGGTGGGACCGGCTCCTGACCGAGGAGAGCATCCCGCATCTCGTCATCGGGGCGAAGGGCAACGCGTTCGGCTCCATCCTCGGGGACTCCCAGCAGATGGGTCCGCAGTCTGTGGCGCGGCTCGTGGACCTGCTTCAGGAGTGCGCGGACGCGGATCGGGCCATGATGTTCGAGCGCCGCAACTGGTTCGGCCTCGTGCTCCGTCTGCGCCGGGCGCTGCACAACCAGATCTCCCCGACGCTGGACTACTCGACCGCGGTCTTCTCCAACGAGCTGACGCCAACCCCGGATGACTCGACCATCCGTAACGACGTGACCGTGTCTCGCCCCCTGGGGGCGTCCGCTCAGGCGACCAGGACGGTCGGACCGCTGAACACCTCCCGGCCGACGGTTGATCCGCAGGGTGTAGGCACATACGACGTGCCCTTGACGCGGAACGTGTATCAGGACAGCCAACTCCCGTTTCTCGCCCAATACGAGGTGCAGCTAGGCACCATCGATCAGGACCGCTATCCGTCGGTTCAGGTCAACCTCGCGCGGAACGTCTTCGTGGCGAGCTCCACGCTCACTACCGCGGCGAGTGGGCTGGACGTCGGGAATCCCTTCACGATCACAAACCTTCCTGCGGGCCTGCCGCCGGACGCCATCGAGCTCTTGATTCTCGGCATCACGGAGCGCTTGCAGAACAAAGGCTGGGTGATCGACTGGAATACCGCCCCGTACGACCCCTACCGCGTCATCGACATGACCGCGAGCACGCTCGCCCGCTCGCGGATGGCGAGCGGGGATCTGAGCGGGTCATATACGACCCTGGCCGCAGACATCACCTCCTCGGCCACCTCATTCACGGTGACCGGGACGGGCAAGCTCTGGGGCACGGCCGGCGGGAACTTCCCGCTCGATATCATGATCGGTGGGGAGCGGATCACCCTGAGCGCGATCTCTGGCGCGTCGTACCCGCAGACGTTCACCGTCTCGGCCAGGAGCGTGAACGGCGTGGTGAAGGCGCACGTGACCGGGGACAAGGTGCAGATCGCGGACATCGGCTACATGACGCTGGGAGCGAGATAGATGGTCGACACTAATCCCGAGGTCGGTGATCCGGTATCGGCCGACTTCCTCGCCTACCTCACCCGGCCGCCGATCGTCCGGCTGATTCAAGTCACGGCGCAGTCGATTCCCAACGCGTCCTCAACCGCGCTGACCTTCGACTCGGGATCGGAGGACATCGACACACACAACTTCCATGACGTGGTCACGAACAACTCGCGCGTCACCCCGACCTCCGACTGGGCAGGCTACTACGAGGTCACGGTCACCTACGCGGCCAGCGCGAACACCGCCACGCAGCTCTACGCCGTGGTGGCCAAGAACGGCGTAGTTGTTCAGCCACTCACCAGGCAGACGCCGGCGGCCACCTCCGTGGCGAAGTCCGTAAACGCCATCGCCATCGTGTCGCTGAACGGGACGGGTGACTACGTGGAGGGTTGGGCCAACCAGAACTCGGGTGGCGCGCTCAACACGCAGGTAGGCGGAAGCATCAACTCCGTCCTCGAAGTCAAGTTCCTCCGGCCGCTGTAGGGAGACGCCATGGGATGGGTCTTGGTCGCCAGTCTGGCGAGCCTGCGTGACGAGTTCGATGCGCTCGCGCCGGACCGCGATCGCGCATCGGACGGATCGATCGGGGACGCTGCGCATCAGGCGGAGCCGAGCGACCACAATCCGGATGACACGCCCGGTGTGGTCACGCCGTTCAGTGACCCTGACTCCATCCCCGAAGTGCACGCGATCGACGTGGACTCCGACCTCCGCAAGGCCGGGTGGTCGATGGGTCGCGCGGTGGACATCATCGCGGCCAGGCATCAGGCCGGTCTCGACAACCGGCTGCAATACATCATCTACAGCCGGAAGATCGCCTCGCGTTCCTGGGGCTGGACCTGGCGCGACTACACCGGCGCGGACCCGCATACGGGTCATGCGCACTTCTCGGCCCGGTACGGTAGTGGATCTACGGGTAATCCTGAGAACGACGTGAGGCCGTGGGGCCTTCTGAAGGAGGACGACATGGACGCGACGGAGATGACCGCATGGGCGAAGTCCCCGGCCGGCCAGCAGGCCATCGCCGCGGCGGTCTGGGGAGCGAAGCCGTGGGCCAGCGACTACAGCACCGCAGTCGCGCTCCAGAACGGCTATCGGAACACCGTGACCGTCTCCACCGCGATCGCTCAGCTCGATCAGGTGGATGAGCAGGCGCTCGGAGCCGTGGTGGTCTCCGGCCTCCTCGATCCGCTAAAGGCCGCGATCCTGGCCGGTCTTCCGGAGGATCTGGACGCCGCGATGCATGCCGCGGTCGCGGAGAGCGTGGAGGCCGCCGTGGAGAACATCCGCCTTTCGGTTGTCCCCGCGCCCGTAACGGCGTAATCGTTTGCTGACCTGCAAAGAGTAAGATCGAAAGCGCCACGCCTGGCGCGTGAAAGGCGGATCATGGGTGGGAACGACGCAACGGTCCGCCGCGCCTACCCGGCGTACGGTAACTCGGGACACTATCTCGTTTGTCCTCGGGTGGGTGCTGATCTTCCAGCAGGCGCTCTACGTCGATCCGTCCCGAGTGAACACAGCTTTCCTGATCCTGGCCGGGGCACTGGTGGGGGTTCCTCTCTCGGTCCCGGCCATCCTGGCAATCCGTGGCATTGGTATTACCGCATTGTCGGAGCAGCCTCCCTCCTCTCCCTCGCCTTCATCCTCATCTACTTCACCATCCGAGGCTGAGAGTGCCTGATCTTCCTGAGGACACCGGAGAACTCACGGCCGACCAACAGGTGACGATCCTCTGGTCGGCCGTCAACATGCTCCTGGCCGATCGCCGCTGGCGCGGGTGGCAGGTACTCCTGTCCGTGGCCGGCTACGTTCTGACGCTCGTGCTGGCCGTGGCCGTGGCGCAGCATTTCAATGACACCACGCAGCACAAGTTCTGCGCCGTGGTGGCGGCCAGCACTGCGCAGGGGGCGCCTCCGCCCACCACGGAGCGCGGGCGGAACGTGGCGCAGGCCATGCACAATCTGTCGGTTGAGCTGGGCTGTCAGCGGTAGCCCCAGCTCCGCTAGAATCGGCGTGTGAGCCCAGCTCACTGCCTGGGGAGGCATCCGCTCGTCCACTACGAAAGAGGCGTCTCGCACGATTCGTGCGAGACGCCTCTTTTTCTATGGTGCGCGCTCAGCGCGAAATGAGATCTTGCAGAGTCTCCGGGCGGCGCACGTCCGGATGCGCGTGCATCGGCATCGGGTGAAGCCGGCGGGTCTCCTCCCCAGCCCCGAGCGCATGGCGTGGCTTGTGTGACGCCGGAGGCTTCCGGCTGACCAGGAATGGCAGAACGCGGAGGAGGAGGCGCACGCGGCGTTGGAAGCGTCGCAGGTTGCCGCCTTCCTTCAGGTGCCACACGACAAGACCGGCCGCGATGACGCCCACGGCCGACAGCCACCAGAGGAGTGGGTACATGGGGCTCATCTTCCCTTGCGACCACGGCAACCCTGGCAGTGGAGTCCGACACACGCTCCCGCGTGCCGCGCTCGATTGGCGCTGAACCAAACGAGCGCGAACGCGACACAGAGCATGGCTACCACATCCCGGTACATCCACGCCGTGATCACTGCCGCGGTCAGCCATGCGGCCAGGAACAAGCCGGCCAGGAGATACCACGGCCAGCGCGCGGGTGCCCGCTTGATCCGCCGGACCACAACGTAGGCACGGTTCGGGTACTCCGTGATCCCGCGGCCGAGCACCTCGACCTCCCCGCGCCGGACCGCGTCCGCCACGTACGCCCGGAAGGTGCGTACGGCGTAGCGGTTAGAGCTCTGCCAGAGCTCTTGTCCGGGAAGTAGTGCCGCCTGTCGGCGTACGCCGAGCGCGGCGCGTGCGCGTCTGGCCGGACTCAGCGCGCGCGGGTAGACCACTCCGAGTGCTGTCACCTTCGGCCGGGGGAGTGCCTGCGTCTCCTGCTCCTGCATTCTTCGCCTCCGTTAGTTGTTGATCCATTTCCTTGCGGAGCTTCCTCCGCTCAGAGGGGAAGAGTCCTCCGTAACACCCTCCCCAACTCCCTGCTGGGTTCTCCTCCCGGAGAACCCAGCTACGACAGTCCGGCCTAGCGGAGCATCCTCCGCAGAGACGGCGGGCGGCCGTCCGCTCCGGGAGCAGGCGCATGGAGCGTTCCATGACCCGCGCTCCGGCTGGCGTCAGGCATGCTCCGCCGGTGAGATCGGGAGCGCGAGCCATCTCCTACCACCATCCCTGCTGAACGTTGATCCACACCATCAGGCTCATGATGACCGCGGCCAGGCTCCATCGCATGACGGCGCGCGGGATCTTGTACCAGAGACCGAGTTTATCCCGCATCATCCGTTGCCACGCAGCACGTTTAGGCGACACCCGGCGCAAATTGTAGAACGGTTGCTTACGCACGTTGTACACCGGCACGAGGAGCCAGATCCAGAGCGCCTCCTGAAACTTGCGGAACCAGCGGATGTCGCACCGGATACCGGGCAGACGAAAGAAGCTCGGCTCTAGGTCAACCCAATCTTTTGGCATCGCCTGAAAACGCGTACTTCCTTTCAGATGCTCCGCCTCGCGCAGCTTCCGTGAGTACGCCTCCCCGACGTAACCGAAATGCCGCCCGATGAACGGCCACCCCCAGAATGCGCCGGGCTTGCGGACACGGAAGACGTAGCATCCGCAGTCCTTAGGCCGCCGCTTGCGCCTACGCCTGGCCATCGATTCGCCTGTTCTGATCGCGCCTCTGCCAGGTAGGCGATTCGATCGGGACCGGGTAGTAGACCCATCTGTATTGAATCCTCACACCCATCACTCCGAATCGCTTTCCCAATCGGCTGGAGAACCTTCTGGCTGAGTTCTGAAGCTTCGCCCAGTCCTGCGTATTCATCGCCGTTTCGCCACCCTTTCCGCGTGGCGCCTACGCGCCCATTCCGTCATCGCCACAGGGTCGTACCGATACCCGCTAAACTGGTCGCCTGCTACCGGCTTCGGGAACGAATCGTCACCATGCGAAGCGTTGCGAAGCACACGATGCGTGATACCGAGATGCGCCAACCCTTCCCAGAGATCGATTAGCTTCATCGGGCTGACGGGATGAGCCTCGATAGCCGGCGTTGCTTCAGTTGCTTCGCAAAGCAACTGATCCTCCAGCTCAATATCAACATCGGGCAGTTGCTTCGAGGATGGGTCGTAACTGGACGAGAGCGGCGAGAGCGGGTTGGGAGTTCCGCCCTGAGCGAACGCGCGAGCCTCACTGTCCGTGATCAACGGAACTTGGTAGATCACGGCGTCACTCCCGATCACGGCCACCCATTGGCCGAGTTGATCCGGCTTCTTGGGAAAAGGCTTGATGTCCGGGCATAGCATCTTGCGCGTGTTGTCGCTATACCTGGCCAGGAATCTGACCTGGAAGGACTCGCGCAGATCGGCGTTACCGTTGGTGACCCTGGCCGAGAAACGCTGAGCCACCATGAACAGATACACGCCCAACTGCCTGCCCGCGAAATTGGCCACCATCAAGCCGCGCAACGCGGGCGACCTAAGCGGCATTGTCGCTCGCTCCTCCTGCTCCGCTGTGGCGCGCAGATTCATCCAGTAGTCGGCCAGAAGGGCGGCCGTGATATTCCATTCCTCGCAGACCACCAATACACGCGCCCGACCGGGAAGAGACAAATCAGAGGTATAGGCATCCTTGCGGATGTCGACCTCCTCACCGAGGCGGACGCACATGTCGTGAATGGCCGTGATATCGGTCAGGTACTTGACGCCGGGAAGCCCTTTCGCCCATTCGTGACTGACCGCTTTCCAGTCGAGCACGATCAGGCCCCAGCCCCAATGCAACGCCTGCATCGCAAGCCCTTTGATGAGCTCGCTCTTTCCCGCGCCGGAGCCGGCCGACAACGCGAAGTGTGGAGAATCGTCCGTCATCCGCGCGTGCAGCGCCTCCCCACCCGCGGCCACTCCGAGGAACGGAACGAACTCCTCCGTGTCCTCGTAGTAGCGGGCCACGTCGCTCCAGACCACCAGGGACGGAGGGACCGGAGGAGCGGAGATGAGGACGCGCGGAGCGCTCCCCTCCGTCTGCCACTGGCCGACCATGCCGCGTACTCCCAGCTTGCTCCCGACCGAGGCGAGAAGTCTCCGCTTCACGCCCTCATCCGCTCCGGTGAAGGAGTGCGGGAGGAGGATCTCCACACTCCCTCCGTCCCGGTAGTTCTCGGGGACGTGCACGCTCCTGGCCGCGCTCCGTTCCGGGATGGAGCACCCGAGGATGACGGAGGCGGAGCGTGCGATCGGGAGCACCTTCTCCTTCCGCCAGGAGCGCGCTCCCTCCACTACGAGCCAGCGGAGACTCCACACGCCCTCGCCGCGCGTGAAGTACGGGAGACGGTAGCCGAACTCGCGGCGGAGCCAGTTGAGAAGCCAACCCGCGGCCAGGAGCGCGGCCAGCAGGAGATGCCCTCCGAGGATCGTGCTCGCCCGCGCCCACCAAGGAAGCCGCACGCCGGCTATCCCTGCCAGCGCGAGCGGCGTGGTCAGCAGGAGCAGCACGATCACGTACGCTCCGCCGATCCGCCAGGCCGCGCGTGCCGCGCCGCGCATCCGCTCCCAGCGCATCATGTGGCCGGACGGATCAAGTGAACGCGTGGCCGGCCGCCAGAAGGTGGCGTCCGTGCGCCGCACGCCGTCCATCGGCCGGCCGGACAAAAAGCGGAACGCGAGCCGCGCGCCGCGGATCATGCCTGACCTCGCCACTCTTCACGTGCGGCCTTGAGTGCCGCGCGACGCTCCGGATGTAGCAGGGGAAGACGCGCGGTCACGTAGATCGCATGCCGCACTAGCTCACTCAGGGCGAACCAGTGCGACCGGCAGGCGAGATAGCGATCAGGCACCTCGATCTGGCACTTCGGGGCGGGGCAGCGATGCGTCTTCACAGCTCGCTCCGTCCGGCGCGCAAGCGCTCGATCTCCTCGATGAACTCCAGAAGGATCATGCGCACATCGCCAGGAGGGCAGGTGCACGACATCGGCAGGCCGACGTCGCACGCGCCGCAGAGCGCGAGGAACGGCTTCGCTCGCTCGATGACGTCAAGCTCAACCTGAGGTTGAGGCTCCGCGCTCGGCATCGGCCACGTCACGCCGCCCCTTGCGATCTTGATCTCGGGAAGCGAGGACAGCCGGTCGATCGCCGACTGAAACTTCATCAAGGAGCGGTAGAGCTTCGTGCCCTTCATCCACGCGACCGGATCGGCGTTCCGCTCCTCCAGCACGCGCTCCCATTTGGCCCACACCTCATCCGGAGCACTCCGGTAAAGAGCGAGCTCGGCTGCCCCTAGCCTGGCCGCGCGATTCGTGGCCTCACGCACGAGCATCGCTGCGGCGTTCTGCCGGTGCGCCGGGTGCATGTCCTTAACACGCATCCATGCACTCTGGCCGGCCGACCACCACCATTTGCCTTGGCCGTAGAGAGCACGCAAGTCTATCGGCGGAGTGTCGTTCTTGGTCTTGGTCATCGTGTCGCCTCCGCTAGCATGATTTGAGAAACGGTGATCTTGGGACGTTGGGAAGGGTGCGGGTAACGGTCGACGTTGCGAGCGAGAAGCTGACGCCGGTAGCGGTCCGCACTGTCGTGATCACTGAACGGGCCGAACGTCTCCACGGTGGTCCCGCGAGCAAGATCCTCCGTCACCTGCGTCACAACGTAAGTAGTCATCGGGTCGCCTCCTGACGGGTGGTCGCGCGGATGATGTCGATCAGTTCGGGGCGAACCTTCTCCGCGCGGGCGTCGAGGTCTGCGTTCGGGTTGTCGCGGAGCGTCCGGTACACCTTCCGGAGGCGCCCCTCCGTGGCCGGAGAGACCTCCGTGCGGGCGATGACCTCGGCACGCTCCACGCCATCGAGGATGAGACGCACGGCCTCGCTCTGGCGCGGGTCCACCTGGCCGCGTACCCGGCGCACCATGGGCAGGGACACTGGAGCCGGAGAGACGGGGGCAACGGCGCTCCACTCCCGGAGCGCCTCCTCCGGTGTATCCACAACGTTCTCCACAGTTGTGGATGACGGGGCGGGAGCGTCCTCATGCTCGATGGTGTGCGTATTTTCGCGCTCGATGATGGGAGCGAGCGTCCTCGCGCGGATGGCGAGGAGCGCGACCGTCCCGCCCATCATCAGACCGTCGATGGCGAGCGGGCCGATCATGGCGGAGAAGGCGTCCTCCCCACCGAGGCGCATCAGACCGTGCAAGTGCTGGTAGCTGACCACGGCGGCCACCACGGACACCGGGACCATCATCACTGCGCGGCCGGCCAAGTCGGTGATCGTGCGTCGCCAGGCCACCCGTACGAGCACCTCGATACCCACGAACAGCGCGAGCGGCCAGAAGACGGCCAGGACGACACGCAGCACGAGTCCGACAACGCTCGGCGTGAGGACGGTATGGGCCACGTTGCCGGTAACGGACGCTGCCGCGCCGAACGCGAGCGCGAAGCGCGCCCATCTACGTGAGGTCAGAACCTCTGCCTGACCTCTCTCCATGTCATTGATGATCATGATTGACAACCTTCGTGTCTGGGGAGACAGTTGTGTGAAGAGGTACCGCCGGAGGCGCCTAGCGTCGGTAGCGTCTGTCGCCCCCAGCGGGTTACGTCTAGTCTAACTCTGGACTAGGTGGCAGGGCAACCCTCCGGACGGAGGATCTAACCCCTGTCCGCGTGGTCAGCGGCATACTCCGCCGCGTCATTGAGCGTGTCGTATCGCTCCGTCCACGTGCAGTCGCCGGGGGGCGCGAGCCGACCGTCGCTGTATGAATGCTCCACGCAGGTAGCGATGGTCTGACCATCTTCGGGATCGCTGGTCAGCTCCACGTGAGCCGTCCGGCCGATCAGCATGAGTTTTGCCATGCCTATAGTCTCCTTCCTCGTAGTCCAGATGTCAACTGCGGCGGAGGAGTGGCCAGATGTAGTGGATCTCATACGTGGCTGGTACGCGCCACACCGGTCCCTCCGCGAGCTCGGCGCCGTTGTCCTCCGCGTACTGCACGGCCAGGGTCCGGAGCCACTCCATGAACTCGTCAAATGGCACGATGGGACCGAAAGGAACCATGAGGCTGGACTCATCTATCGTTCCGATCGGAGTATCGACCCAGCCCGCCTCCCAGCCATCCATCAGACGTCGGGAGGGGCAGCAAGATGCTCGGGCAACGTGATCCCGTAGTCGCGCCGAATCTCGGCCAGGGTGAGCGTGGATCCGCCGTAGATATACAACGGGACATACCCTGGGTCAGTATCGTCCGCTCGCGTCCAGACGTCCCCCTCCCCGTCCGTGACCTCGCGCGGGAACTCGTCGCTTTCTGGCTCTGACGTAGCCGGGACGATGGCCGTCACGTGGGTCATGTTGACCATCACGCCGAGGTCATCCGTGACCCACTCGTCCCGGCCGATGATGATCATGCGGCTGACGATGGTGGACGTATCGAGCGTGAGCGCGACCGTCCCACCCGATCGCAGGCGCGCAATGTGCTGCCTGACATCCTCGGTCTCGTGTTTCGCGCTCATGCGATCACCCGTGCCCTGATCCGCTGGAGGCAACGCCCGCACTTCGGGAGGGAGTCGGCCCGGTCGTACTCCGCCTGGTCGTTCGTGCCGAACCACTCCATAGGGAGTGAGCGACTCGTGAACTCCACCGGGTGGACGCCGCACATCGCGTCCCAACCGTCCGGATCTACGAGCGCGTGCAAGCTCTGGCCGGTCCCGAGGTAGCGCCAGGCGTACCGCGACTGAGCCTCGATCGCCTGATCGACCTTGTCGGGTTTGGTTGTCGTTGGTTTGGTCATGCCTTCTCGCCTCCTGAGGCGAGTCAAGCCGTGACCCTGCATCTCAGCGGAACGCAGGGTCACGGCTTGACATCCTGATGGTGCCTACTTCGCCGCGCTCCGCTCGCGGTACCAGGTGAGCGCCTGTTGCTGCTGCTCTGGAGTCGGGTCGATCACGGCCCACGAGAACTGCGGCTTGGTCGGCTCCCGGCCCGCGGCTACGGCCGCCATGTACGCCGCGTAGATGCGCTCCGTGTCCTGCCAGGTCTCACCCTTGCGGTACCCGGCACCGGTCGGGCAGCGCTTCACCACACCCAACAGGAGCGGGAAGCCTGCCTTCAGGCACGCCTCCAGCTTCACCGTCATCGCCTTGCCGTACGTGTACCAGTCCTGCCAGGTGTACGGCGTGTCGAAGATCTGCGTCTCCTCGGGGAACGTCTTGCCCTCAACCTCCCTGGCCGGCGTGTAGACCTCGACCTTCCCGGTCCCGAGCACGGTCAGGTTGCAGACGTAGAAGCTCTGCTTCTGGCCGGGCTGATTGGGTACGGGCTGATCTGCCAGCAGGCGAGTCGGCTCCAGCACGATCAGACGGCCGAGGATCTCCGGCCAGCGCGGACCGCGCGGGCCTCCGCCACCACCGACCGTGTCGGGTGTGGCGAACGGGTTGGCCTTCGGGTCCAGTGCGCGCGTGCCGGCCGCACTCACCGGCGTGGACGTGCCCTGCATGTTGCCATTGCTCTGCGGTTGTGCGGATGCGGTGGCCGTTGCCGCCGCGTACGGGTCAGTCATGCGAGTCCTGCTCTCTGTACGTGAGGACTGATCGCCTCGTGCGTGGACGGGATTCGGACCCGCATGACCGGTCAAACCGGGCTCTACCAATTGAGTTACCACGCCACCTCGCTGCCAGGCGAGGCATCACCTCCGCGCTTCGGCTGCATCTGCCGTACTGGCATACGGCTTCCGCTACCTACGCTTCGGTGAACCGCTCCCCGCCGTGGAGTCGAACCACGTAACCACGCTGTGCGCTCAGCCTGGCCAGTCCATCCTGCGGGGATTGACACCCCAGGGCTTTTGATACGGGAGCCCTGGGGGCACAACCCGTGTCCGCTCTACATCCTCCGCACCTAACGGCCGTTAGACGCGGGGAATTGACGGACTGCGTGGCTCCGGCCCGATTTGAACGGGCATCTCTCCGCCGGTTAGGGACTCTGCCTGTTGAGTTACGGAGCCTGGATGGGGGGGCGGCACGAAGGTTCGTGTCGCTACGAACCTCACTGAGCCGCGGGTGTTCTGAGAACTTCCTCCGCGCGGAGGCCGCCCCCGTCCGTTTGTTACCTCTGTGCAGTTGTGTTGCACCGGCCTAACCCGATACCGGCTCTCCGGACTCCCTGTACAAAGCCGTTACACTGTTACGTCCGGATTCCCTGGCTTGTCTGTGGAGAAGATCAAGGGTAGGACTGTGGTCTCATCCCGCGCATCCTGGCTTGCTCTACTCGGGTCGCTTCTCCCGGGAACCAGTCGCCTTGTGGCGCTGCCTAGCCCTGGCATCTACTCGCTTGCCCTACCCTTGATCCTCTGTTCAGTTGTGTCAGGCGGGATCTGGGTTCCTGGCAGCTACTCGCTGAGCGGTCCGCCGGTCTTCCAAGTAACCCACCTCGCAGGGATCGCCCCAACGCCTCGCGGGTATCCCCGATCCTGGCTAGTCCTCCAGTAGCTTTCTCTTAGCGTGTTAACGGTCATCTCGGGTATCCCCGTGACGCCTTGCTCATGAGACCACGTTGGCCGGAGGCTCGTTCTAAGCGATTCCCTGTTTAGTTGTTCCTGCCTGACAAGACAAACACTAGTCGGTGCTAGTCCAGTTGTCAACTGGAATCTTCGTGATTGAGACCATGATCATGGTCTCAATCACTCCACTCCGCCAGCCTGGCGCGGGCAACACTGCGGCCGTAGCTACGCTCATCCATGATCCGCCGGGCGAGCCTGGCGTTCTCCCACCCGCGCACGAGATCGGCTTTTCGTAGGCGCGGCCGGTCACCGTTGCTCGGCATGTGCAGCACCACGCCGCGCTCCTGGTTCACCAGGTGCCGTGGCCCGTGGGTGTAGTGAGCCTCCGTCGGGAGTAAGTCATTTACTCCCATAAAGCCGGCCGGTCGATTGGCCAGCATCCACTCAGCGTGCGCGTAGGTGGCAAGCTGAATGTCCACCTCCAGCCACGTAAAGAACTCCGTGGCCTTGGTCTTAAGGTCGGCCATGAACCACTCGCCCGTACGCACATCCTCCAGAACGTCGTCAAACCGGCCGGCCGCGCGCACCTCCACATTGCGGACCACGCGCTCCTGCATGCCAGGGACGCGGCGGAGGTGGTTGGCGGCCAGGAGCTCCTCCAGTTGCTCTATCTGGCGCCTGACCTCCTCCGATCCGAACAGATCCCCCGAGGTGGCGCGCTCCTGCCAGGAGTCGTGACGGTTGATGCCCTTCTGGCGCGCCACGTTGGCACCCGCGGTCTGTTTCGCGCGCCCGACGATGGAGGAGTCGCGGTCCTTCCAGGTGCCCGTGATGGCGCGCCGGATGTCCGGATGATTCTTCAGTTTCTGGAAGTTCACTCCGTCCCGGAGTGCGCGCCGGATGAGCAGGCATGCCTCCTCATACAGGGAGACGTCCAGCGCCAAACCTACGAGCGCCTGCTCCATCTCCCAGATGTTCAGCGCCTCCGTGTCCACGAACGCGCCGGCCAGCCTGGTCACCCGAGTGACGCCACGAGGCACCCAGTTCCCGGTGTCTGTCTTCGTGCCCTCCTCGCCCGGTAGGAGCGGCATGTGATACCGGCCGTTGTACACATTCCCGAAGCGCTTCTCCCGCTCCATCAGGTCGGAGAGCGCGCTCGCGGTAGCGAAAACGTCAGTCATGCTTGACCTCGCGTGCAGGCACGTGCTCGTGATCCGGCATCTTGACCAGCTCGAAGTTACGCGCTTGCCAGGCGGCCATCTCCTGGTAGGCGAGCTCGACTTGCACGGCCTGATCGTGCAGTCCGTACCGGGTGCACTCCCGGGCGTACGCGGCCACGATGCCCGGCGCGATCACGTCTTTGGCCTTCAGAACAAAGACCGGCATCGGGTCAGTCATTGGATGGCGCTTCGATCACCGTGAAGCCGGCCGCCTCCAGTGCCGCGGTGAGTACCCGGCGGACGGCCAGGTCGTGGCTCTGAGCGTCCAGCCACTCGGTACGCCTGGCCGCGTCCACCATGGCCGGCGTGATCGTGATGACGCGTTGCTTCGCGGCGAAGTGCGAGAACACGCTCGCGGCCACCCGCCCCCAGACCTCTTTCTCGTCCGCGGGGAGCTCGTACTGTTCCTCGCCTTGCGGAGACGTCCACGGAGGCAGGCCCATCGGTCCTACGGGCGTGTCGATCGTGCCCTCCATGCCCTCCACGTACCGCTCATAGGCGACCCTTCCGAGCGCCTCGATTATGTCGTCAGCCATCGTCATTTCATCGACCCCTTTCAATTATATATTTGATGTTGATCAGTTTTGGCTCGCGCGCACCGTGCGCACAAGCGGATCGATGCGCTCCGCCGCGATCACCCGGTCGATCATGTCGGTGAGCTCACCCTTGGTCAGGACCACCAGGCCATTGTTGTCTCGGGGTACGACAATCCCGCGGTAGCCGGCCATCCGGAGCTGAGCCTCAGACGGCCCCTGCTTGCGCCAGGAGGCGGAACGGGTGGTCAGAGTCTTGGTGCCCACTCCGCCACGCTCAATCGCCTCATCCTCGGCGTACGCCAGCGCCTCCTCCAGCGGCAACTCCCGGTACTGGGTGAGGCCAGCCTGCATCCGGCCCTTCTTGGTGCACCACACGACATCCCAGAGCGCGCCCGCCTCCGTGGTGCGCTGAGCCAGGAACACGTACTGGTCGACTCCCGCGCTCATGTAGAACGTGCCATCCGGCGTCTGATCCCACACCCGCGAACGGTGTAGCGGATCAAACTCCACGATCTCGGTCGGACCCTCGTGCGGCTGCACGTAGGTCGGGTCCGCGAACTCCGCCGCGGTCTGGCCGACCTCCTCAAGCTGAAGGAGCGCCTCCTCCATCTCCAGCAGGGAGAGCTCCTCATCCTCCACCTGCGAGAGCGGGCGCTCCGGAGAGAGGTCGATCAGGGAGCGAAGGTCATTGTTCGCACCCGCGCCCACCACGTCCAGGATGAGCGCGCGCCCGCGCTCCGCGGCCGGCTTCGTGAGGTCTGGCCGGAGCACCCGGCCGACCATCTGCTGGTAGAGCGGAGCACTCTTGGTCGGCCGGGCGATGACCACCACATCGGCGTGTGGAGCGTCGAAACCCTCCGTCAGCACCATGCAGTTATGGACGACCTTGACATCCCCCGCGATGAAGCGCTTGAGGATCAGCTTGCGCTCCTCCTTCGGTAGACCACCGTGGATAACCGCAGACGGAATTCCGGCGTCCTCGAAAGCCTCGCTGCCGTGATACGCCGTCTCCACCAGCGGCCAGAACGCAATGCCAGCGCGAAGTTCTCCCGCTGCGTCTCGCGCCACCTCCGCGTATTTCTCCGCAATGATCTGCGGGGCGAACGTGCGCTCAAGCTCCTCCGCCAGTGAATTGTCACTGAAATCTCCCGCCACAGTCTTGACGTTGCGCATATCCATGTCGGGAACGCGGACGCGCTTACCCACCACGTCCAGCAGATACCCGTGCCGGATGCCGAAGAGAATGTCCCGCCGGAAGGTGCACTCCTCCCAGACTGTGGAGAGCTTGCCCTTGTCCTCGCGCGCCAGCGTGGCAGTGAAGCCAGCCACCTTCACACGTGCATCGAACGCGCCGAAGTGCTCAAGGATCTTGCCGTACGTGTTGGAGCGCAGGGCATGGTGCGCTTCGTCAACGATGATCAGACCGACGTTACGGATCTGCGCGCGGCGCTTCTCGCTGGCCAGCGTCTGACGCGAGGACACGATGATCTGCGCGTGAACTTGGTTCAGGCCAGCCTTGACGATTCCCACGGTCAGGTGAGGGTTGCGCTGCCGCGCCTTCCTGGCCGCCTGCTCGATTAGCTCGTCAGTATGCGCGATGACCAGTACACGCCTGCCCAGTCCGTACGCTTCCGCCAGCCCGTTGTGCGTGATCTCGGTACGCTCGATGCCACCAGGCTTGACTCCAATGTCACCGACCCATGCCGACTCAAGCGCCGTGAACATCTCGGTCTTGCCGAGACCAGTTGCCAGCACGAGCGGAACGCGCGTGGCGCCCGTGTCCCATCGCGCGATGAGGTCGGTGATCCCGGCCTTCTGGTATGAACGCAGATGCTTCACGAGTTCGCTCCTAGGACATCGCCCCACGTCCAGCCGTTTTCGAGGAGGAGGGCAACGGCTTCGCCTCCATCGCAGATACTCTCGGGTCCGCACCTGGCCGCGCGGCAAGCGGCCTTGATTACCATCTGCTCGCCTTTGTAAGCGCTACGCATCCGCGCGGCCATCGCCTCGAACTCTCTGATCTGTTCCGCCGTCATGCCTCTAGCCTACCCCATCTAGTCCAGATGTCAACTAGAGAAACGCTGCTGGTCGAGGTCGATGCGGTTGTCCCAACCGAGGAGTTCGATCGCCACATACTCCGCCGCGGCCAGTTGGATCAGGACGGGCGTGGCCGCGGGGATGTCGAGGATGCGCTCAGGGTCACCTCCGGGATAGTCCAGCCGGACGCGCGTGAGATCGTGCTCGATCGCCCCGTCATCCCAGTGCCGGCCAGTACCACCGTCCCGCACATGCCGGCCCTCCTGGGAGCAGGAGAGGACGCGCGCCTCCGGCGCTGTCTCCGTGTGCTTGATCGTGTCCCCGACCCGCACGTCCGCATAGGTGCGCGGATACCAGAAAAGCTCGGGCGGAGGGTCGGGCAGCGTCTCCACGGTGACCGTGACGCCGTACCGGCCGAACTCGTCCCCATAGCCAGATTCGCTCAGGGTGGCGATCGTGGACGGGCGCTCATCCGCGCCCGTCGCGGCCTCCCAATTGATCCGGACAGACATTCCCTCATGAGGGCTGCCCTCAAGTTCGATCGTGATGCGGTTCAACCACTCCACAACCGTGTCGATAATGAACCACGGCAATTCCTGCCGAATGTGCTCACGCTCCTCGGGGGTCATCGCTTACGTCCCTCCTGGACGCGGACACGTGCATCCGTGAAAACCTCATACTTGTCCAGTTGAGCAATCCAAGCCGCGGGGATCTTCGCCTCCTCCAGCGCGATCGCCCATGCCGCCCACGTGCTCGGTCCGGCGTACCGAATGTCCACCACCCGCGGCCATTCCAGCGCGGCCAGCTTCTCGGCGGTCAGCCTCTCGCGTATCAAGCTGTTCGCCGCCCGGGGGCTGATCGCGCGGACGGCCGCAATGAAGTCATGCGGCGCGGCGTTCAGTGCGGCAACGGCAGCCATGAGCGCATCTTCGTTACTTTGTGCAATCGGTAGGCCGAGCTCGTATATCTCTCGTGCCGCATCGATAACGGCACGCTCCTCAGGAGTCACTGTCGTCCCTTCCATGTCTTAATGGCGCTGTCAATCAGAGCCGAGACGCCCACGATCACCTCAGCGATCAGGATGAGAAGCTGAAAGAACAGCGTCCAGCTCACTTGTCCCACCCATCCAGCTCTAGCTCAACCTCTAGCTCAACCACCGTGGCCCAGTCGATGTCACACGTGCAGCCGAGCTCGTGGCCAAAGCAGAACGCGCACCCGGTGCAGGTGCACGGTTCGTACTCGCCGTGCGGGACGGCCTCACGCATCCGCCGCTCCCACTCCTCGCGTGTCACTGATCACGCCCCGACCTACGGGCGGCCAGATAGTCGCCCGTGAGCGCCCCGATGGTGACCACCATCAGCACGCCGGCCGTGTAGACCGACACCCGGACGATCGTCCATAGGACCGAATCCCCGGTCAGGAAGGCGACCAGCGCGAGGAGGAGCACGAGGTAAGCGAGGACATCGAGTATCGCTTCACTCATCTTGTTGATCTTGCGATACGGGACTCTCATCAGCCCACTACCTTGACGCTGACCACGTTTGTGACCCGCGGAATGATGGACAGACCGGCACTGCCACGGAGGATCACCGAGTCCCCGGCCACGTATGCGGTGATCGAACGACCGCCACCCAGCCTGAACGTGACCCGCGGGTCCGCGCCCAAGCCGATCGGCAAATCGTCGTACGAGTTCAGAGTCGCCACCGACTCGTCGGGATCGGTCTTCAGGTGCGCCTCTCGTGCGCTCTCCTGCGATACACGGGCAATCCGGCGGCAGCGCTCAAGCTGCTCCCGTGCCCAGCGCGGGAGTCTGTCCTCACGTTCGTCACGCTCGGGGACCTCATGCAAGTCCATGATCACACCTCCTCGGTAGTCCAGTCGCCAACTACCTTAGACCTCCCGGAGGTAGTTGTCTACTGGACTACTGTACGCGTAGAGTGGACAGCGAGCACCGGTACGCCAGTGCTCACGCATCACATGGTGCGCTCGCGCACCCTGCGCCGAGCGCGGAAGGAGGAACGAACGGATGGCGACCAAAGAACAGTTCATGGTCAGCGTTGATGAGCTCATGCGGGATGAAGTAGACGCACTGCGCATCGTGCTTGGCGTGAGTCGGGCGGAGGTGGTCCGGCGCGCGCTCACACAGGGCGGCGTGATCGCCCTCAAGCGCGCGAACGTAGACCGCCTCGGCCGGCTTTACAACCTGGCCGAGGCGGAGGGTTTCTTGAGCTGGGGCGAGTACGTGCAAGCGTTGATCAAGGCGAGCCCCAAACTCTCTCCCAGCTTGGAATCGCTGGAGGGCCTGGCGCGCCTGAAGAGTCCGAACCGCGTCAAGGCGCCACGGCGCCGTAAGACGGTCGGCCTCGCCGCGGCCGCCATCGACGCACTGGAGGGCGAGACGGGCGAGCACGAGACGCCGCAACCCCCGGAAGCGGCCTGATCTCTGACCGCGTGGCTCATGCCTCATGACGCCGTCTGACCAGCACAATCGTCGGACAGGGTCCGGCAACACGCAGCAGACACGAACGACCGACTGTTCGTAAGCAACACGAACGGCGCGCTCCGCGAATAGCGCGCCGTTCATCATCGGGGGTCGACAAAACGGAGGCTACCATCGTGACCTCGCCGTACGTACTTAGTGACGATGAAGTACGCGAAGCGCTGAAAATAGCGCAAGAACTCATAGATGCCGGAATCCCCGTATTCGCGGCAGCGCCGGACCTGAGCAAACCGGGGCACTACCACCTTCCCGCGAAGTGGCAGCTCACCATGCCGGCTACCGTATGGCTGGAACGCTGGCAACCAGGATGGGCGCTCGCCGCGGTGGGAGGTGTGCGCGAGCTCACGAGTGGCGAGCTCGGCGGAGCCGACTTTCTCGACATCGACCCGCGGAACGGCGGAGATGCCTCCCTGGCCGAACTTACGGCGCATCGGCAGGTGCCGCGTTCCTTCGGCCGGCAGGCCACGCCGTCCGGCGGGACGCACGACATCATCTCCGCGACCGGTGAGCGTAAGGCCGTGGGATTCATGCCGGGTGTGGACCTACAGTCCGGCGCGCCGGACGGGACCGGCCGAGGCTTTGTGTGGATATCACCGACCGTGCGCCCCAGCAAGAGTGTGGAAGACTACGCAGATGAGGACTCGATGCATCGAGTCCCCGTCTTGCGCCCGTACCGCTGGATCGAACGCCCGGACATGGATCAGTTGGCCGAATGGCGCGGGTCGGACGACTCCACCGAGGGGATCATCGCGCGGGTCTACTCCGCCCGAGCGGCCAGGCGTACCGACGGGGATGGGAGCAGCGCTGCCGCAAGCAACGCGTACGGCGTTGCCTCATCTCCCTTCGCGCTGCCGTCCCTCTCGGCCAGAGCGTTCACCGCGGCGGAGGCACAGGAGTTCTGCCGGCCGGCGTTGACCGCGCTACAAGCGGCCAGGGTCGGTGAAATCGAGGAGCGGTGTAACGCCGCGGCTGCCCAGCTCTCGCACTTCGTGCCGGCTATCTGGACGGCCGACCGGGCGATGGCCATTCTCCGGGCCTGCCTGGCCGAGACGGCGTACGACGAGAACCATCCGGCCAGCACGTGGACTGTGGAGAAGTTCCGCCCGGTGCTGACCGGGGCGCGCCCCGTGGCCGACCCATGGAAGGCGACCCTTCGCGCCGAACCGCTCTCCCTGGCACCTGAGATCATTCCGGAGGAGCGGGGGGAGCAGTCTCGCGCGGACTGGCTGGAGGGCCAGATCCTCACGGCGGACGAGATCGCCGAGCGGCCGGCTCCCGTGCCGCTCGTGTACGGCCGGCTCAACATGAACAGTGAGGCGTGGATCATCGGGGCACCCGGCTCGTTCAAGTCGTTCATCGCGCTGGACCTGGCCGCGCATGTGGCCGGCGGCCGGGAGTGGCACGGCCATCGGGTACGCCGGGAGCGGGTGCTCTACCTGGCCGCGGAAGGTGCGGAGGGGATGACCCTGCGCGCTCGCGCCTGGCGGAAGATCCACGGTCCAATGGCCGGCGTGGACTTCCTCCCCCTCCCGATGCAGGTGACCAAGACGGAGGACTGGGCAGCCCTGGTGGAGGTGGCGGCCAGGCGGGGGTACGGCCTGATCGTGGTGGACACGCAGGCACGAGTCACGAAGGAGCTGGACGAGAACGCGGCCAGGGATGCCGGCATCTACATCGATGCGGTGACCGCCCTGCGGGTGGCCACGGGCGCGTGCGTCCTCACCGTCCACCACACGGGGCGCAAGGGTGGGGACGCCCGTGGGTCCAGCGCGATCGACGGTGCGCAGGACTCGGAGATCAAGCTGGACCGGATCGTGCCGCGCTCCTCGATGCGGGTACGCCTACGGGACGACAAGCAGAAGGACATGGCGGAGGACATGGAGGGCGTGGAGCTCCTGCTTCAGGTGGTCGATCTCGGTACGGATCCGGAGACCGGCCAGGCGCTGTCTTCCCTTGTCGTGCTGACGGACGAGTACGTGGCGGCCGAGCGGGCAGGCGTGGCGGACGTGGATCACGGCCAGGTGGAGACCATCGGGGAGCCGGGACGCTGGACTCACGACTTGTTCGGTCACCAACGCCAGGAGACCAAGCGGCGGATCCTTCAGGTCTTGCGCGATGCGGGCGGCCAGGTGGGACTCACGGAGGCCAAGACGCTGGCGCTCGTGGCCGAGAAGTGGCACGGCGGGAAGGTCGGCAACGGCGCGGGAGAGATCAAGAAGGCGAACTTCCAGACTTACTGGAGTGACCTTCTCGTTCACGTCCTGCCGTCCGGAGAGTTCTTGATCTTGAATCCGAGCGGCGAGAAACGGGCCGTGAATCCGGCCGCGTGGGAATCGGACGAATAGGTACAAACACGTTCAGGACAGACACTGTCCTGATCATGGAAAATTTCCATGATCAGGACAGTCATCAGGACAAGATCACTAGACGCTTCAGGACAAGATCAGGACACGCTCTGACCTGCATCTGGACAAGATCAGGACATCATCAGGACATCGCTCGCTAATCCATCAGGACGTGTGCCCCCGACCTTAGGAGGGGGCACGTGTCCTGAAGCGTCCGGAAGCCTGAAGCCGGAAGACGGAGGGGCAAGATCAAAAAGTCGAGACTTGACGTGCGTTAGACACCCGAGGAAGCTATAGGCATGACGAGTCCAAGATCACGACGGTCCCGGAAGTACTTGGTCGGGATGCTCGACCCGAGCGTGGCGCCACGTCTCGCGCCGGCCATGCGTGCCGTGCGTGCACTCCTGGCCGATGGGCGGTGGCACGAGTACAAGACGCTTGCCGATTGCGCGCTGGGTGCGTCCGACGTCAAGTACGAAACGATCCGCGGGACGCTGGGCACGCTCGTCCGCGAGGGCATGGTCGAGAAGCGCGGCGAGTACGCCTACGGCACACACGAGGACCACCGCGAATACCGCCTGGCCGACTGGCCCCTACCGGAGGTGAAGTCATGACCCGAGAGGACCTGGCCGACCTCCTGCGTGTAGCGCACGAAGCTCTGGCCGCAGTGGCAGCTCTGGCCGACCGCATTCAGACGCTCGCTGACGAACGGGCCCTGACCGTAGGGTCGGAGGCCGCGGAGCCGCTGGGCGCTCAGAATGGCTCTCAGGCCGTTTCCGGTGCCGAGCGTGCGTTCATCCGGCGGTTCAACGACCTTCAGGCCGCGCGGACCGCGGGCAACGGCGGCGAGTTCGATCCAACCTTCGGCGCGTGGCAAGAGGTCATCGATCAAGATCACGAAGAGGCGATCTTCCTCGACCGTCTGCGCGCCGCGGTCCTACACGGATCGGCGCGTGAGGTTCCGCCTCCGCCGCGCGGCTTTAGGCTGCCGCGCGACATCATCGGAAAGTAGTTGACATCCGGACTAGATCAGGTAGGCTATAGGCATGATGAAGTTGAGCAGGGCCGCAGAGGACGCACTTGTGAACGCCTCCAGCTCGCGGCAGGGCGCCGTGCTCCCCGAGATGTCCGCCGGCGTTGCTGCTGAACTCGTGAACGCCGGTCTCATTGGTGGCGAGTACGGCCTCACGCGTAAGGGCACGGTGGAGCGCGAGCGGGTTGTCACGAAGCGACTGGAGGAGGCGTTCGGATGAGTGCGATGAAGTGGACTCGCGTAGCGGCCGGCTTGTATGAGTCCGGCCGCTACACGATTAGGCAGGGACCACGGCCGGGGCGCTTCTGGGTACTGCGGTTCGGTGGAAGCGTCTTCGGGCTCAAGACGCCGTGCCGCTTTCCGACAGTCCGGGAGGCGAAACAGGCCGCCGAGATCGACAGACGCAAGCGAGAGGAGACCACATGAGTGGGGCGGTCCTGCTCTGGGTGGCCTTCGGCCTGCTCCTGGCGATGCTGGGGGCAGGCTTCGCCGTCTCCCTGATCTCGGCCAGGCGCGAGATGGATGATGCCATTCGCATGCTGCGAGAGAGGCGTGAGCGAGATGAGTGAGTCGATCGCGGAGATGTTCATTTCCGGCCGGCCACGCACGAAGGGCAGTCTCGCGCCACTCCCCGTGCGGGACGGCCGCGGGAAGCTGCGGATCACTATGCACGACACGCCGGAGAGCGAGACGTGGAAGCGGACGATGATCGCGGCCATCCGCTGTGAGTGCAAGATCATGCCGCGCGTGGCGGGACGCAAGATCGTGGGTTTTGATCCGGAGCCGTACCCCGGTCCCGTGGACGTGACCGCCGTCTTCGCCTTCGACCGGTCGATGTCCGTCAACGGTGGGCCGGTACCGTCGCACGCCGGGGACTTCCCTGAGGCTGAAGACATCGGGGACGTGGACAAGCTTCTCCGCAACCTCTTGGACGCGCTCACTCAGTCCGGCCTGATCAAAGATGACCGGCTTGTCATCTGGACGTCCGCCGTCAAGATCTGGACTGCGCCCCTGAGTCTCTACGCGCGGGCCGGCGTGTCCCTGTGCGTGACCCCCACCAAGGGATGGCGCGCGGAGAGCCTGAGCGAGGAGCGGGCCGCGTCGTGAGGTACGCACTGTTTCCCGAGAGCGATCTCGCGCACGAGCGCTCGATGGCGCCGTATGCACCCGCGGTTACCTCGTACCCGGCGCCAGAGGTGACCTCGCGCGATGGCGTCGAAGGGCCGAGCAAGCGTGCCGTGGAGAGCCTCCGGAAGGCCGCGGAGGCGCACGGGTGGAGCGTCGTGGTCACCTACTCGCGGGGATGCTTCCCGCACGCCAGGACCGGCCGGCCCGGCGCCGTCAAGGACGTCCTCGCGGTCCGGATGTACCGACCTGGTCGCCAGGCCGTAGCGGTCTACTCAGGCGGACCGACGTGGAGCTGGGGCACCCTGGCCGCCTGGGACCTTCCGCCGGAAGGCCTGCCGACCTTCTACGATTCGATCACGCGGTTCATGGATGAGGTGGTGGGATGAAGGGACGCGTGCTGACGGTCGCTGAGGCGTTCGTCATGATCATGGTGCTCGCGTTCCTGACGTCCGGCGTGGTCGCCTTCGTGTGGATCGTGTTCGAGGTTGTGCGTAATTGATCAAAATGATGGTGACTAATGACGGATCATGACGGGGCGCGGCGCGGCCTGAGCGACCGTGAGGCGGAGATTTATCGCCTACGTGTGGTCAACAGGCTCACGGAGCGCGAGATCGGGGAGCGGTTCGGGATCACCCAACCGCGCGTCTCGCAAATCCTCACGGAGATACGTCGCCTTCTCCCGACACCCGACCTGGCCGCCGTGCGCGCGGAGGCGCTCGCGCTGCACGAACAGGTGCAACGGATGGCGCTGGAGCTCGCGGAGATGGAAGGCGCCCCGGTCACGGCCGGCAAAGATGGCGTCATCGTCCGTGATCCGGAGAATGGCGATGCCGTGGTCCGTGACTACGCCGGCCGGATCAACGCGCTCAAGCTGGCGCTGGAGGCGGACCGCGAGATCCGCAGGCTGTTGGGCGCGGACGCGGCCTCAAAGGTGGAGAGCACAGCTACGGTCAAGTACGAACTCGCGGGCATCGACCCTGAAGCCTTGAAGTAGCTAGTTGACATCTAGACTAGTTACCGGTAATGTACTGGTCATGACGGAGAGCGCGAGCACCAAGCAGAATCTTACGGTCGGTCGTAGCACCACTGTTCATGTCGCATTCGGTGACCTTCCCCGCTGTGACACCGGTAGTGGGGCGCGTGGTGGCTCCAGCCGCAAGACCTCCGCCGCGGTGACCTGTAAGCGATGCCTCAAGATCGTGCCCACGGCCAATAGCCGGGTGACTAACCTGATCACGTGACCGCTGAGATCATCGAGCGCCGCATCTCACTACGAGGCGCGGCGCTCGCGGTCATGCATGACCGGTCGCCTGAAGTCTTGCTCTGCGGCGCGGCGGGTACGGGCAAGTCGTATGCCGCGTTGACCAAGATCCACATGATGATGCTGGCCACGCCTGGCGCGCGAGCGCTCATGGTGCGCAAGACGGCGGTCAGCCTGACACAGACCGGCCTGGTGACGTTCCGGGAGCAAGTGCTGACCGAGGCGCTGAAGACCGGCCTGGTGAAGTGGTATGGCGGCAGCGCGGAGCAGCCTGCCGGCTACCGCTACTCGAACGGCCGCTACTCGAACGGCAGTTACTCGAACGGCAGCTTCGTGGCCGTGGGTGGGATGGATCAGGCCGCGAAGATCATGTCGTCTGAGTACGATGTCATATTTTGTCAAGAAGCGACTGACCTCACGGTCACCGATTGGGAGTCGCTGTCATCCCGGCTTCGCAACGGCAAGATCTCATTTCAGCAGCTCCTGGCCGACTGCAACCCCCAGCACCCGTCCCACTGGCTGCATAAACGCTGCCAGGACGGTGCGACCAGGTTGCTGACCTCGCTACACGAGGACAACCCGCGGATCGCCAGTGATGACGGCACGCTGACCGAGTACGGGCGAACGTACATCGCGCGTCTCGACTCGCTGACCGGCGTTCGTAGGGAGCGCTTGCGGTACGGGCGGTGGGCGGCGGCGGAGGGCATCATCTTCGACGCCTGGCGTCCCGAGGTGCACTACAGCGACCGTAAGCGCCTGCCGCAGGAGTGGCCGCGCATCTGGGGCGTGGACTTCGGGTACACCAATCCGTTCGTGTGGCAGATGTGGGCGCGGGATCCGGACGGCCGGCTCTGGCTGGAGAAGGAGATCTACCGGACGCAGACGCTCGTGGTCGATCATGCGAAGGCGATTCTTGAGGTGGTCACGGTGAACAAGGACCGCGGACGATGGATGTACCCGAAGCCCGAGGCGATCGTGTGCGATCACGACGCGGAGGACCGGGCGACGCTGGAGCGCGAGCTCGGGATGGGCACGGTGGCCGCATGGAAGGGCGTGTCAGACGGCATTCAGGCGATGCAACGCCGACTGATCGTGCAGCCGGACGGCAAGCCGCGCATGTTTGTACTGCGCGACTCGCTCGTGTCCCGGGATGCGTCCCTGGCCGAACGTGGCCGGCCGGTGTGCTTCGGTCAGGAAGTCGAGGGTTACGTGTGGAAGC